AACAGCATAGCCAAAGGCTAAAAGTTCCGTAAGATAGTTATTTAGAACTATCTCCAGGGTCTCGTTCATATTCTCAAAGTTTTCGTTGATAAAGGTTTGCAGTTCTGCGTTCGTGTGTGTGTAACTCCCTAGATTCAATATAACGTTTTCGGTAAAGAAGTCTAGCCCAGCTCCTACCGTTTCATCACGGTCAATCATTTCCCTATACATATCTATGCTTATATCATCATCATTAAGCACTTCACTTAGTGCACTAAAGAAACTTGAGTATGGAAAGCCAAATTGTGTTGTTGCTTCCGTTTTGTCCAAGAGTCTCACCTCACTTTTTATACGCAGAAACAAGAACCTTTTGTACATTCTTAGTAGCATGCACAGCTAAAGCCAACGACATTACACAGTCGTCATGATAACCTTGCTGCGCTTCCAGCTTGAAGCCGCTACCAGATTGGATCCTTTTGAAGAAACGTAGCTCATCCCTTAGATTTGTATTTGAGCTTGGCAACTCAATTTCTTTCCGTTCCATTATTAACAGTAGATTATGCAATAACTCGGATTTGGATTTCTGTGAGAACACGAACGGCCGACATGCTGTAATACGTTCAGAGACTGGTTCACCTACTCCGGTAGCGTCTATGTTTACAGTACACTTGTACTTAGCTTGTATGTCGTTTACCATGCTTATTATTTCCTCATACTCCAGTTGGTTTAGTCTGTGGAATTCTGCAACTGTGTATGGCATTTCCGTAATATCCATCACGGTGATAACTGTGTAGTCCCTGTATTTGGCAAGATCTACGCCTATACTGTATTTGTGTCCCTGGATGTACCCTGCTGGTTTATAGTCCTCAAATACTTCAGAAAGCAGCTTCCAGGGAAAGAAAGCAGAATCATCATCTACAAACTCAGCCAGATACTCTTGTCTCCATACATATTCAGGAAGTCTAGTCTTAGCTTCTTCTATTTCTTCCGTGTGCAAGAAAGGGTTATCGTATACAGTTGCATGGAAACTTTGCACCGTTCCAGATGTTCCAGATTTCAAACCGCGCTGAAATTCCGTATAGAAGTAGTTCATGCCGTTTGGTGTTGACTCAAGGATGACGTGTGCACCGGTATCCAGTTTCATCGGTGTCACCACTTGGTCGTATACCTCATCTTTTATAAATGCAGCTTCAGTTAGCACTATTAAGCTTGTCTTTCTTCCACGCAAATATTTGCCATTGTAAGCCGTTGACCTAGTCGTGATTTGTGATCTGTTCTTTAGTGTTATTGTAGGAAATGGAGAGGTCTTAATGTCACGAACGAAGCCGCGTAGTGGTGATGTTTCCAGTGCTTCGTTCAGCATGTCAAAATAGATCTTTGCCTGGTCCAATGATGGACCGCCAACAACAATCTTCGCTTTTGGATGGGTAAGTGCATAGAAGAAGGCTTTTGCTGCGGCATAATTCGTTTTTCCAAATCGTCTCCCTGCACAAATGACTTGTGTAGAAGCATTGAGAAGCAGAAGTTCAAGCTGTTTGGGAGCAATCTTGTTATACCCAAACAGAAGCTTTGTTACCACTTCTGGGTCCCTAAGCTTCTTCACTATCATCTGCATTTTCTGTTTCTCGTCCATCCGCAATCAACTCCAGCAATTGCGCCATTGGGTCCTCTACATTTTGGTCTAACTGTCGGAACTCCTCTGCTGCACTAGCACGTACTTGACTTGTTGCCGTGTTGTACAATCCTTGCAAAGCTTTCAGTGTTTCTGGATTGATCTTTTTCCATTCACCAGTTTGTATGAGGTCAAAGAATATTAAACGGAGTTGATCAGCAAGCTTCTGGTTTTCTTGCCTTTCATTGCGCAACGATTCTATCCTAGTTATGCCCTTCTGCACCTGCTGTTCAAAGAGTTCTTGACTTTGCTGCGTTGATATTCGTGCAGCTATTTCTCTTTGGACATTCCAATGGTTCATCTTATGCTTGTATATCGACTTGTGGGATATTTCCTCGCTATACGTGTCTTTAAGCCACTGCGATATTCGCAGAGTCCCCCAGCCTTGTGCCAGAAGGGTTTCTATCTCATTTCGATGTGGACTATTACACACCTTGCAACGTGTGGCATATTTTGCCATTACATCACCTTCTTTACCTTCTTTATTACCCTTTTGAGCGTAATATTACCCAATGAACCATAGAAAAAGGCCCCCTTAGGGGCCTAATTTAAGTTAAAACGTATTCAAATAAAAAAGTGGGTGCTTTTGGTCACCCACTTTCTACTAATATTCCATCATATAATATTATATCATATTTCGTGGGGGAATGCAAGTTTTTGGATTTTCACAAGGGCCCGCTGTACATGTTCCCATACTGTCTTTTTGTCCATTCCCATTTTCTTCCCTATTTCTTTATAGCTCATTAGTTTATATCCATGATGTAGGCCTTTATGGTCTACATCCACAAATCGGAGAAAAAGTGCTTCTGCTTCCTGCGGAGTTAGGAGATCCATCCAGTCATCTACGGTTTTCATCAGTACTACAGCGGGAATTAGCTCATCTAGATTTAGTTTATGGAAGTTAGTGTGTGCCAATGCCTCCTTGGAATAATAGTTCCCTGTGCAAGGGATCTGAAACTCAATTTCTTTCTTCTCTCTATCCCAGCTAAGAAGGACCTGACCATGAAAGATTTTCTGTACGGCCGGCTTGTACATAACAAGCAACCGTATTATATCGCTACTGTTTATTTTCTCTTCTGGAGCTGGGCGACGCGATTTTAACACGCTGTATCTCTCCCTCCAGCTGGATTGTTATAGTTATATTTTTTATCCCCCTTATATCTATTGCTGTATCTTCATCCTCAGATATGAGCAGTGGAACCTGAAGCATTTCCAGTATATCTATTGCGGTTTCTAGGCTTTCTGTCCAAATTGCTGCTTTGTTTCCCTGTACAGCGACTGAATACTTTCTTGAATTGCTCATACCCCTCTTCCCCCTCAACTATTATAGTAACCTGAGTTACATTTTGCATCCGTGATAGCTCATTTAAGTACTGAAGTATCTGACTTTTCCTTGTCAATGTTACTCCTTGTACCCACATCTCTTAGCACTCCCTGCTTTTGTATGAGCAGATCTATCAGCTCATCAATGTGTTTTCTCTCTTGCTTCGTAACTATCTTCATTTTTTTTACCAGTTCTAGCAGAAATATCGTCTTGCCCAGCAACTGGTATGGCTCCATCTCCTTTTTGACTTTGGCTGTGGCCATAGAATTCACCTCTTTCGTCAGCATCAGCACCGGCATGAAGTATAGCGGCCAGTGCAACACCGCAAAATACCCCGACAAAGAATATTCCAATAAAAGCCAGCATTTTACATTACCTCCGTATGTCCGGGAAGCTCCTTTTTGCTTCCTGGTGCCAATTCTGTTTTCAGTTTGTCTAGAAGCTCACGCAAGTTTTTATCCCCCGTTACTTCTGCTTTCTTCTCCCTGTTTTGCAGGGAGTTGTAAATGGCAATAAATTGTGCTCGGAAAACTCCGGTTTGTTCCACACTCATATCACAGAGATTAGACCAACCTATCGCGTTCTTCGCAGCTTCTACCTTCCAATTTGGATAAGTTGGCTCGTTGTACCACCCTCTTCTGCGCACATCTTGGTACACGAGCATCCATGCATCCTCGGCCTGCAGATCGTTGTTCTTAAACTCATTTGCCATTTCTCGAATTTCTGCGATCGTCGGCGGAAATTTGGATAATTTTGCTAGCATTTCCACCGCGTATGTAAACTGCTCGTTTGAAAGATCTTGGAGCAGTCGATACCATTGCTGTGAAAGCATCTTGTCTGTTGTTATTCTCTCAAATTTTTCATATATGCTTGCAAACACTGCGAGCCCTGATGCGAATACCTTAGGATCCAGCATCTTTTTCGGCCTCCTTCACAAAAGCCACTAATCCCTGCAGCTTATTCTCAAATTTTCCAGTTCCATTTGGCTGCTTTCGCTTTTTTCCAAACGCTCCTCGCTCTAAGGGCCCTAGTAAGTACGGAAATCCTTCAGACTGCAGAGCCTCAGGCTTGGTTTTTGCCATAACGGTGATAGCATTCTTGACTTGCGCGGGGTAGCATATTCTAAGCGTTCGCCTCAGCGGTTCCAACCAGCTTTCGTCAAAAGGTCCTAGAAGGTATTCCCATAAATCCACAATATCCTTCTCGCCACTTGAAAGTGTTTGGTACCACGAAGGCCTTACTTCTACAGTTTCATTTACAATTTGGTTGGTGCTCGCGACTTTGTCGCTTACTCCGTTAGGAGTAATATTATTATTATCTTCTAGTATTACTGTATTAATATATTTATTATTTATACTTCGGTCATTGATTCGATTATCACTTCGGTCATTGGTTCGGTCATTGATTCGATTATCACTTCGCCCAGCGAAGCAATCATATTCCGGGAACCAAAATGCACAGTACTTTCCTTTTCGTTCGTACGTAATAGTTCTCCTACTCTTGAGATCCGAGATAGAATTAGAAAGAGTTTCTGATGACATTCCAAGCACATCCTCAAGATGTCTCCACGAGAGCCTTAATGGACCTTTCCAAAACTGCTTATTTGCCCTGTAGATAAGGTAGAAGAACAGGGAAATAGCAGCCCTATTGAAAGGCCTCTCTAAGTGCTCCACCCAGAAAGCATCCTGTAGCTTGTAGATATCCATATCCAACACCCCACTCAAGAAGCCCACCCCATTGGGGTGGGCAGCATTATATCACTATATCACTATTGCTCTGTTGAATCGAGAATTTGTCGTAACCTCTACCTCTTGCCAATCTGTTTCATCTGGAGCCAACAGCAATTCATCAGCATCGATGTAAGTTGTGCTAGCTGCTATTTTTGTTGTTTCATCAGTGGCAATTGCTCTTTGTACCTCTATCGACAGTGGCAGGTACTTACATAACTGCTTTAGTACCGTTTTTCGGGCCATAGCATCCCAATCGGTTACCCAAGGCCCGTTGTTAGGTCTTTTCGAGCGTTGGCGAATACTCTCAATCTCTTCAACGCTCATCACGTAGAACGAAAAGCTTCCATCCTTCATCCGAGCAACAGCATATGCTGCGATGGGCTCTCCTCGGTCCTTCAGAGCTGGCACGTGAGTTAGCTTAGGTTCCAAACCGTACTGATACTCAAACTTGTCATTCTTGTAAACGACGTGAGCATCAATCATTGACACTTGCCCGGATCTTCGGACAAGTTCCAAATATCCCTTGTAGCCAAGCTGGAATTGAACTTCCAACTGGCCTGTTTTCTTATTGTCATACGGAATGAAGAAACACTGGCCTAATGGCCCCGGCTCCAGACCAAATTGTGCACTGAGCATTATCGCCGCAAGAAAACTGTACTGCGAAGCCTTTAATAGTTCCGGATTCCTCTTCACTTCCGTGATTACAACCCTTATAAACCTTTCTGCATCAACTTGCTGTGGCAAGGCCCTTCTAATTTCCTTTTCTTGCTTCCTTAACAGGTCCAACAGTACTGGTTCCTTTCTTACTTGTGGTTCCTTACTCTCCTTAATTATTTCCTTTACCTGCTGTATATTTGCCATATTTACCCCTCCTTTATTGAAAATCTTCTGAAGTTATTTTCCTTTAAGTACTTCTTATATATTTCTGGTTGTTCATGTTCCAACAACTTCGTATCAAGCCTACTCTGCGATATGTTTTTCCATGAAACCTTGTACTTTCCTACATAGGCAATTTCATGCTCTGCCATTTCAGCCTTTAGCTTATTCTCCTTCTCTTCTTTCATCTGCTCGAGTTCTTTTATTTGTTTCCCTAAGGCTAAGATCTCTTCTACTGTGCTTTCATATGTTGGTAGTTCAATTACACTTCCTTCAATGGCAGTTGGGTACATGTACGATAGTATTTCCTTGGCGTCTACGGAGCCATCAAGTTTAGGAGGAGTTCTATTCTCAACCATTTGCCAGAATTTCTGCTCTTCCCTAATTATCATCTCTATCAATTCATCATCACGAACGAATTCCTTTATAAGCAGCTTCTGGCCACCAACTAATACTGCAAAATACGTAAGATCGGCACCGGTCACAGCCATGTAGTGTTGTGCCTGAATTATGTATTCTTGGGGAATCTCATCATGTTCCCATTCTTTATTGTTCCATGCTGCTGTCGTTTTTACTTCCAGGATTGCATTCTCTCCTACAACTTTTCTATCGATAGTTGCAATCATCCACTCGAACTCTGGGTGTATCAGTATTGCATTTACTCGTCTTACCGCCTTGCCAGTGCGTCGTGTAAATTCCTCAGCAACGACACCTTCAAGTATTCTTCCCCAGTAGGTTGCTTCACTGTCAACGTTGTCTTCAAGCTCTCCAATTTTCTCCAAGTACAACTTCAGGCGGCTTTTCCACCGGTTAAGTCCAATTGCAGCCGCTGCATCGGACCCTCCGATTCCATTCCTACGTTGCTGCTTCCACTCCTCGTATGTCATCTCTTTCGTAGGCATCCTATTCATATGCTCATCTCCCTTGCCCAGTTTACCCAAGTATTTCGTAGAGCATCACTCACGACGTCACATGCAATGACCCATTCCTCAAATGGAAACTTATGCACCAGATTGTAGACATTCTTACAAAAAAGTGGTATACTATCCTTTGGAAAGGTCATAGACCATGCTTGAAAAAGTATCTTTTTTACCTGCTCCCTCTTGCCAGGGAGCTTTTTTGTTTGCTCATCCAGGCTCCTTAAGAACTCCATGTAAGTTACATCCTCCAGGTTCTCCAGAAAATCCAAATAACCCATGTTTATCCCTCCTATCGGAATAGTGGCATTTCATGTGCCCTAACGTAATACCGTCCCTTCGGTTCGTACTGCTTCCAAAGGGTATTACTTTCCCTGTTTTTCAGTAATGTCTCATAAGCTCGTTGTGTGATTGCGGTTATAATCTTGTCCTGAGCTTGGTCAATCGCTTTGATTTTAGAGAATATCCGCTCAAGAAGGCCACTCGCTTCAGGATATTTATCCATCCAGCACTTAATTTGCGACATGAGTTCATCCTCTTCTTTCTCCCCTTTCTGGTACTCCCTCAATAGCAGTTCCTGAACTACTGACATTGACGCGACTGTGTCCACGTTCTCTGCTCATGCCTTCTCACCTCCACACACTCAAAGATAGTCTCAACCGTTGTATCTAACACCCTTGCAAGTCTCACAGCTACTGGTAGGGACGGCATTGCCCTACCCGTTTCGTAATGCCCAATAACCTTATTGGACACACCAATCAGTCTTGCCAACTCCATTTGCTTCAACCCTTTTGCCAGCCGCAACTCCCTTAGTGTCATTCCTTTCACCTCCATATGCACTTTTCAAAGACCTTGGTTCCCTTATGCTAACAATAAGAGTATATAACTTTATTTAACTCTTGTCAATAGTACCGATGTAACATTTGAGTAACGTCAACACGTCAAATAGGTTAACTCTCATTTGTAGAGTATGCTGTTCTAATTACTGGCCACCAGTATAAGCGTACAAGTGTACGCAATGTTCGATTCAAAAAGAGCCCCCTCCGATTAAGAGGGGGCTAATGCTTTTGTATATTTGAGAAGGGGGGTTATATGGTCATCCAATTGTTGGGAATAGAATTATATACCCTTACCAGCTTGTTAGCATATTCTGGATCGGTTGCGTAACCCGCTTTTTGAAGTTCCTCAAAATACCGCCCTGGATTTCTCCGATTTTTCCAAGCCTCTGAATACCGTTTTGAAGTGGATACAAGATAAATGTATGCCAAAATCGAGTTCGTGTAATTATCGAATGTTTGAAAGTTTGCCGTGGTAGTTATGGATTGTTTAGCTACTACCTCTTGTGTTGTATAGCTCTTAGAGCCTTCCAAAAAAGGTAAGTCCTTCATGCCAAACATGTTATTGCTTGGTACAGATGCCCCCCAACCGGTTTCATGCGCAGCTTGTGCTAGTAATATTTTGACGTCTACATCAAACAACAAACGAACCAACTGAAAGCCTTGGCGATATTTTCGTATAAAATTTACGATATTCTGATTCATATTATCACCTTCTTAAGAGCACTTCGATAGCAAACGAGATCAAGGCGCTCGAGGTGAGCAACGCAAAGAATATCTTCACAAACGTCTTTCCAATCACCTGGAGTATCTTATCCTCTATCTTTTTGTCTAGGTAGCCATTCAGTAATCCTTTAATTTCTTTGACTTCCTCCCGAAGATTTTGAATATCCTCTTTCAATTCTTCAAGGAGCACTTCTGATTTTGCAACTCTTTCTTCGGTCTCTCCCATGTTATTCGCCTCGCTTAGGAGCGAACTTCGTAATTACATTCGCCCCACTGTATATTCCAAAGAGGGTCATTAGGGCCTCAATGAAATCATTGGATTGTATCTTGCCGTACCATAGAAGCACAACAAGGAGCACTGATAGAGCTATAGCAAACCAAAATTTTCTACTTGTCAGTTTTTCCATGATCTCACCTACTCACTTTACGAATAGATATAGTACACCGCCGATAGTTAATGCAGCCACAACTGTCCATGTAATCTTCTGTGCCTTCTGCTCTTCTAATTGTTTTTTCAGTTGTTCATTCTCTACTTGTAGTAATTGATTTTGGCTTGTAAGGTTCTCAACTTCCTTCTTTAAATTATCTATTTGTTCACGATGATTAGTGAGTAATGATTCAAGCTGCTTCAAGTAGTTCGCAAGCGTAATCACGCTTTCTTCACTCATGTAATAGTTGCCATCAGCATTCTTGAATATGAATTGTGTATTACTTGTTTCTGCGGATAGCATCGTTGAGATAATCAGCAGCATCATCACCGTCATTAAAATATTTCTTATTTTCAATTTCCTTCGCCTCCTTCTCTAGTTCTTCTTGCTTTGTTCGCAACTCGTTGGATTTATTCTCAAGCTGCTCTTGTGTTGTTTGTGCCTTAGCTTTCTTAGTCTTTAAAAGCAACCCAAAAATGAAACTTACAACAGCCAAAATTGCCCACCAGAATTTTTTAAGCGCTGCTACTATACTATTTAGTTTCAAGTTGTTTCACCTCCTTATGTTATTGAGCATGAAACTGTTTTTGTATAGCCTGCATATAGAGTAATAAGCACGTTTGCATCCGCAGTAGGTGGTAGCATTTTCTGCGTTGCATACGATTCATCAGTCCACGCCGGTATTGTTACATGATGCACATTCCGTTTATATATCTTCTTATTATGTGGGTCATATTCATAGGAAGCTGTTTTCATCACGTTCGGGATATGTACATGCCCAGTTATGTATATATCTGCTCCTACTACCATATCGGAGAAGTAACGTTGTTGCCTTGCTGTCCTTTCTGGAAATCTTCCGCCTGCAGTGCCATGGTGGCAGGCAATAACGTAATTTGTCCTGTGCTTTGTACCTCTGCCTCTGTCACCCGTCAAAGAAATGTCTATATGCAGGTTCCTCAGTGAGTGATTGAATTGTCATTTGACGACAGATATACGCCAGCTGCATAATCGTATGTGCCTATCTCACAATTAATTTGCAATCTTTGCTTGGCAGACAGTGAAAATAGGCAAAAGTAGTTT